GTCCTTATACCTGAATTATTACATCTTGATTTAATCGCAGTAGAAACACGAGACAGAACCCTCTTTGAAGAAGCTGAGGACTGGCAAAAAGACCGTCCGTTAATAAATGAGCAGAATGGATGCTGGGCGCAATCAATCCTCCTGTTACTCGGTGAAGTGAGTGAATTAGAAGAAGCAGCGGCAGATTTTCATGATGGATTGGCTGAACCAGAAGATATAGCGTCAGAGCTGACAGATATCATTTTGTTCTCTATTACCGCTTTGAGAGCGTTAGGATTTGAACCAGAGAAAGCAGTAAGAGGAAAACTTGAGCGGAATCGTAAAAAATATCCTCAAGAAGAATTACAAAATGGAGTGTACGAGGATAAGATGAAAGACTTAAAACAAAGATGGAACGGAAACAAAAGGACTGAAAATGTTGTTTATCTCTCCAGTAGTCGAATACATACTTAATAATAAGATTGAGTCGTTTGCTGCGGTATTTTCTATTTTAACAAGAGTAGGTCTTTCTTATAAGTGGAAATACACACCACTAATAATGCTAGTGTCGTCAGCTGTATGGGCTGTATTCGGGCTTGTTACTGGTCACATGGGACTATTCGTGCTTCAAACTATATTAAGCGTTCAGAGTCTATTTAATCAATTCAAGTGGTGTAGAGAGTAACTGTATGCGATAGTGGCTCTCGGCATTAACATGTTTTTGCTGAAGAAAGGCTTTCGCCCACCACCACCGCATACAATCACCCTCATTTTTCTCTTACAAAATACATAAATGCTGGCTTATTATCCCAATTAGTAATGGTTACTAGTTTCCAGCCTTTTTCTCCGAGTTCATTTAACTTATCGACTTTTATATCGTTCTCGACCATGAGTCTTTGAGCTGGTACTTTTAGATATTCGTATTTCATATCCTTACTTCCTAAGATACCTTGTACTATTTTTTACTTTTGAGCCAATCTATAAGTACTGCTGTCCAGATTCCTATACAGAAACCAAGCATTATATATTCAAAACTGTTCATGTTTTCCTTCCATAGCTGGCTGTGACCCTAACAATTTATAATCCACCATATACATTACTCCAGGTGGACAATCTATCCTCTCGTGTATGAGCATCCCACTGAGTGATTTATGGTCTTTTAATGGCTTCGGTGGTAGGCACTCCATACAGGCTGGCTCTGATTTTTTAGTATCTATATTTATGTCGTAGCTTCCTAGTAAGTCATTTGCATTTATTTTCATGTTTTCCCTTCCGTAGCTGGTGGTGTGGAGGTAGGCTTGTATTCTTCATAGTCAATCGATTCACCAAGAAGCCTGTAGCTGAACAATTCCACTGGTCGCATAAAATCTCTTATACTAATTTGCTTAAACATAAACTCTATTTGTTCCTCTAAGCAATGAAAATACAAGTGTCCTACAACATAGCCAGACTTGTATGTAATTTCCCACAATGCCTTTGTTTCTGGTCCCATATTTACCTTTCTCGTGTCTAATGACACTTAATAATCATTATAATTATACCTTCATCTCTACTGGTGGTGTGGAGTCTACTATAGTATTCGGAAAAGCCACTTGAAAAACATGATCACAGTCTAATTGCGTTATATTTGCCAATCCACCTTCCCACAAATCACATTTAACACAGTGAAAACTGTGTGGCATACCTCTTTTTAAGCATAAATCATGAAGTTTCTGTTCATCTTCGCTCAGTTTGAAAATACTATTGTAGTGCTTATCTGTCATTTCCCCTCCTTCATCTCTACCAGCTTCGCTCTGAGTTCGTGCATACAATGGGCGCATAGTTGATAACTATATTCTTCAATTTCTTTAATAACTGCTTGGCGTTCATCTTTTCTAATTACTTCCTCACCATTTTTCTGTTTTTCCCACTCACCATTTGAAACCGTTTGGTAATCTGTCATGCTGTCTTTCCGTTTAGAATAGCTAAAATGTCTTTAATTGAACGCTGATACCCGCTTCTAAAAGTATTGTTTACGAATTTTACTGACTTATTGTCTAGATTCTCCAACTTCTGCACCATTTTAGTTCTCTGCTCCTCTAGGGCAGTGGCGAGGAAGTGCATCATTCCACCCCATTCGATAGTTATATGTTTAGCATTACCATCTACCGAATTAAGCTCTTCAATAAGAAAACTACTAATCTTTATAGCTTCTTCTCTAAACCGTTTTTCCATCTCCGCTGATAGCTGTGGCTTGTCTGTCATGTGGACTCCTTTGTGGTGAGGGCTTCAATTTGTGGGATAATTTCCTCAACAAGCATTTCTGCAAGTTCATTTTCTGTGATAGCTCCATACCCACCATAGTTACCCATATCATCAGTTGGTATGTAACTCTTGATAATGTCTATTGCTCTCAATCGTTCCTCCGCTGCACCCTCAGCTCGTGCGGTGGCTATGGCTTCTGTTATGTGTTGTATGAATACAGGTACTAGTGCTTTATTTGGCTTATCTTCGTCATAGGCAACCATTACTGCATCCAATAGTTGGCTTGCTATTATTACCGATTTTTGCTCTATCTGAGCTGTACGTCCAGCTGCTTTCAGTACATTTTCGTCAAAAGCTGGATTTATCTCCCCATCTTTGGTGACTTGTTTTTCTATCTCCCCAGGTTCTTGTTGTAGTGTGTTCATAGCGTTTCCTCATGGTTTAATTGAGTAGAAATAACCCTTGCTGTATGTCCATAATATCCGTTATGTTGGTTGTAGGCTACAAACTGCAAAGTCCCCTTACTTGTTTCGAGATTCACATAACATACACCTCCCTCAAAGTATATTTCTTTCTGGTCCATTATTTCTTGGCTCAGTGCTTCGTTCACAATCTTTATATCTTGTAACTCAGCTCCCACATATTTCTGTGGATCTTCATTACACCAAAACCAGCCCCATACTTCGCAACAGGATGACTCATTGTCTATCAAGAGTTTTATTTCTTGTTTATTGGTTATCACCTTATATCCAGCCATGTGGCTATATTCAATTTTTTCTTCAAGATTTGTTATTGCAATTATTTTTTCTTTCATTCTTCAATCCTTACTAATTTATACCTGCCACTCATCACATCAACTGCTTCTTTAGGTAGTACTAGTAACACTAGAATAATAACTATACAAAGTGTTTCTAATATGACCGCAGTAATAGCAAATTGACGCATGGTCATTCTGTTATTCCTCCAAGTAGTTTCGGAGTTTCGTAGATGTTGCCGATGACCTCTAAGTCTGAAACCATCTCAAGAAGTTTTTTTTCGCCAAACTCAGCACCTACCCCATTCTCAAAAACATAATAACTACAGCCACCAAGTGTTGAAAATGATACTTCCCCCTTATAACCAGTTGAATTGTAAAATATGACATCCCCCTCATAAATCTCTTTTCCATTTTTGTCTTTCAGACCTGTGAATTGCATAAAGACCAAATGTTCTTTTTCTTGTATTATTTCCTGTTCGCAAGCACCCCAAACAAGATTGCCATTGATTGCATAATCGCTATTGAAATACTTTTTATATTTATCCCAAACACGAAACTTAATTTCTCGCATATTATTCCCTCTCACAAACTGGTGTGTGATACCCTTCACATTCCTGATTGATATAACTGCTACATTGAGCCTTTTTAGGTTGTTCTAAATAAATGCTCAAAATGAGCAAAAACACGAATGATACGATCATCACCAGTGTTAGAATTAAAGCGTTTGTATACTTATTTTGCATGTGTCCTTTCCACCTATTTTGATACCATCTAAAAAATACTCAGTTATTGATCTATAGGGATCTTCTGTAGTCCCTGATCCATAAAGCGATCTGACCTCTATGACTTCTACTTTTTCTACTGATAAGACATAAGATTCACGTTTCTTCATATTTCTCCTTATAGGTTTTCTCCTTTTCAAGTAATTCACTGACGGTGTACTTCTTAATTTCGTGTCGTTGTTCAAGTAACTCATCAATGATCTCTTGACCATACAGTTCTTTCATCGAGTCTAAATAGTTGGCCCAGTCGCCTTTTTTCCATAAATTACAAACCCCACATTGAGCGTGTACCCCTCTTTCATCAAAGAGGTTATTACCGTTTCTCCCTGGAATAAAATGTCCAGCGTGAAGCTGCTTAAACTCGTACACCTTTTGACAGGTAATACAGCGACCGTGTGTAGTCGTCCCTGTCGTCAGCAAACAGTCTCTGTGCCTAATGTATCGGCTGAACGCTTCCCAAGCCTTTTTCTTGGCTTTAGTGAGAGTGAGAGGCTTTTTAATTGGCATATGTTGATCCTATGTAAGTGTCTAGATTGTTTTTGTCGTTCTTCCTGACAATCTATGCACCATTTAGCGGTGGGTCCTCCTAAGAATCTTTCTCCGCACTCGCACACTTTTTGTTGTCTTGGATAAGCTGACATTTGCTTCCTTTTCAAATTCTTTCAATCTATATACCGTTCCTCTTACTAGATACTTGTATTCGTAGAAAAATACAAACCGTCTCAGTCTATAAATAGGGAATATTTCTATCCAACAGTGATTCGCAATTGTAGTAAGAAGAGATTGTGCATCTTCCCATATTGGATATTTTTTAGTAAAAGTGCGCCTGACTCTGTATTGTCTTTTTGGTTCCCATAAAAAACTAGCTAATTGGCTTTCATGTAGTTTGTTCATACATCCTCTCTGTACAATAATTCTTGTACTCCAAACTCTCTGGCTTCTTGCACGGTGGGGAGGTAAAGGTCAAAGCGATTCTCTCCTTTGATTGCTCCACCAGTGTCCTCACAAGTCACCTCTCCGATACCGTCTAATATAAACTTCTTACCCATGTTTTCTCTATCACAAGCAACCGTTCTATATGGTCTGGGAGTAGTACCACTGTTAGTTCTTCCCTTTGGGTACTTGCGTAGAGATGGACAGTTCATATCAATTTCAGCCTCTGTCTTTAATCCACCACATGAATATGCAGTGACTTTGGCCAATTTATATTTAGGCGGCTCAATGGTGGCGGGGGTCTGTCCAGTCTCGTTAACCGCCACCTCTTGAGCATTCACAACAGGCGCAAATACCATAGTAGGCTTAATTAGTTGAAAAGTTTTTGGGATAGCAGCAGTCCCACATACAACCCCAATGAGGATGAAAAGAGGAATAAAGCGATCTGATTTATTTTTGACATAATATGTTCTCCCAAATATGTTTTTGCAAGCTACTTTGTGATAGTTGTGCGGTAGTCGAGTCATAATTACCTTACTAATTTTTGTATCTCTCTAATGTCCATGTCTTTTATTTTGTTCCACGATTGGCTCACAGCTTGTCTAGTTATACGTTTTTTCTCTGACATATATTCAGCTATCTTTGTAAATGTCCAACCTTGATTCCTTAACATGAATATCTGCATTCTGTTTTCCCAGTTTGCTTGGTTTAAATCTGATTGTTTTCGTGCTTCACTCATTGTGTATGTCATAACTTAATCCTATTATATTTTATATATATTGTCAACTAGCAATATCAATCTTACTCTCTATCGATGGAAACTCGACTGATACTCCAAACTTTTCAGCTAGATGTCTGGTTATCGTATTGAACACTCTGTCTATTTCACTGGTGGTCAGCTCTGTGGTACTTTCCTTGCCAAGTTGAGCTGTCATTATTGGCCGCCAGATATACTCTTTGATAGTCTCGCCACTCCAGGGTATATCTACCTCTGGCTTGAGCGTTCTTCTCATATCGAGTCCAGCATCCGTAAGTTCCTGAGCTAACATCTCAAAATATTTATGGAGTGCTTTGTTTTGCTGGAGTGTGCGTTGTTTATCTTCCATTACATCCTTTTTGGTGGCTTACCTGTGCAATATGTACCATCACTCAGTCTGTGTGACCACCACTCACGATCTTCTTTTTGGTAGTGTTTCATTTCTACTTCGTGTATAGGGCAAGTAGCGGTTAATCCAGGCTCTTCTTTTTGTGCTGGTTTCTTAATAGCTGGAAGATCATCAGAGTGCGTATTATCGGTATCATCAATATCACCAGTTGGTACTAGGAAAGTATATAAAAGGGCGTTTTTGAGGGCATAGGTGGTCGCCTTACCAGCAGATTTATCTTGTGAATCAACACCATGACCATATCCGCATATTTCAATACTCTCACCAGATTCATGCATAAGCATGTATTTTGTTTTCACCTCTGTGAATACTGACGTTTTGTGTTTTTCTCCCTCTTGCCACTCACTTATTTTTATATCAGGTTCAATGGATATGGGGAGTATTACTAGTCCATGTTTACCCATAGCAGTGCCGACCACCTGCTTCACGTCTTTGTCTGCTACGCCTTTATAGGAGCTATAGCCAGTCCCCACACTGAGATTCTTCTCAATATTTTTTACCTCCTGCATTACTGCCAGGATTGCTTGTGTTAATTTTGTCATAATTCCTCCCTATAGTTTTCAATCATTCTCACTAATACATTTATCGCTTCATCTCGATCAACACTATTTGATAGTAAATCAGCTATGTCGTCATCTAAAGTAGATGGGTTCAAATCGATTACTATAGTGTCAATGAGTTTTGATAGTTCTATTTTCATCTGTGAACCCGTCATGGTTTCTTTTCTTGTCATGTTGTTTTACCTTTCATCAGCGTATTTCATCTACTGTTGCTGGTCTTTGGTCTACTACTGCATCTACTTTGTCGTATATTTCATCTATGAGCATGGCACATTGTATTTTGCTCATAAGTCCTGCATCTCTTGATTGTATAAGTGCTTCTATTACTCTATCTGTGATTATGTCTATGTTTGATGTCATAATTATTTCTTTGCTAATGCTTCAAATGCTTTAGTTATACCTTTTACAACTCCACATGATTCTGCATATTCGGCTATACTAGATAAGTGTCTATATTTTGTTTCGTTATTCATTTCACCATCTTCTCTTAAATACCAGTTAATCATATCTTTTATTTTTTCTTGGTCTGTCATATATTCCTTTAAACTAGGTGATTGAGTTCTTCCAATCCTACTAAGTACTCTTGTTCACACATTTTCATTGTGTCGTCACTATCTCTCAATTCTCTATCAATTTGCTCTTGTTCCTTATCGGATTGTGCGCCGATATAGTTTTGATAATCTTGGTAGTCTGCGATCCTTATTTCCATCTTGCTCCTTTGTTTTGCTTACTAACAACATAATACCATGTGTGGACTCATTGTCAACACCCAATTGTATGATATACTACAGTATGGAAGATGACACAAAATTAGATCCAAACGAGTGGAGAGATGATAACTTTTTAAGACCACAGTATGAAAGAGTCTATGAGCTTGGTGACGAATTGTATTTAAAGAAAAGTAAAAGCAAACCATTTAAGCCACCATCACTCAAAGTAAGTACTCCAAAACCACCACGAAAATACAAAACAGGATGGAGTGGAATGGATGAATATATCAAACAATGTCAAAATACAGAAAAAAGAATTTTAGCTATTGCAAATGATCAAAAATAGGTATATGTTTATTTATATGAAAGCAACCGCGAGTCTCAAAAACAATAGTTTTTTTCTTTAGATCAGCAGGTGTTCTTCGCGGTTCGCCTGCTGGTTCAAGGAAAGTGTGAACACAACATTTATTAAACTTTATAGAAAACTTGCAGATCATGAAATAATGCGAGATCCTACTGCGCTCCAGATATTTATATGGATTCTTATATCAGTTGACTACAAAACAGGAAAAATGATAAGTGGTAGATTTTTTGCTTCAAAAATACTAAACATAAAACCAAGGACGTTTCACAAAGCACTGTCAGAGCGGTGTCAACATAGGTACAAACTAGTGACACTATCTAGTGACAACAAAAAAACAATCATTTCAGTCAATAACTGGGATAAATATCAACTATCCAGTGACAGCTCCAGTGACAAGCTGGTGACATCAAAGGGACAACAAAGTGACACTATTCAAGAATATAAGAATAAAAGAATAGAAGAAAAGACTAAGAATCCTATAATATCTAACGATATTTTCTTTTCTCCTTTTAAGAGTGAGCTAGATACCACTACCATGGAGAAAGCAAAGAAGTTTGATGTTCGCCCCAAGGACATAGCATACTGCGCCAACGTAGCCCATGAGTGGACTAGAGGTCATGACAAAAAAACAGACACCAATGAAGGATGGGATTCATTCTTCAACACCTGGATACTTCGCTCACTTCGTAGGCACGAAATAGCAACCCTATCGAGTAAAGAGGAGAGTAAACCAAAACCAAAAACAAACAGTGAAGATGAATTCATCAAAAAAATGTACAGGGAGGGACGAATCAAATGAAACTAACCAAAGAGCAAATCAAAAAAACACTCTACTCCTCAATGAGTTTGGCAGATCTTACCAAGGTTTCTAAAAAAGAATCCCTCAACACTGGTGTCTCGTACATAGACAATGACTTTGGCTTCCCCTGTGGATACTACGTCATACTGGGAAACCCAGGCACTGGTAAGTCATGGTTCGCCCTCTGGCTCTCTCGCATGTTCTACCGCCACGATGATCAAATGAGTGTCTATTTCTCGCTAGAAATGCCAGAACCGATGGTACGCAAACGCATACTTCAGCAGTGGTCAGACCTCACAAAATCACAGCTTGAATCTGGAGTATCAACAGAACAAGCCATATCTTTCATGGCCAAAGATACAATTGTCATAAATGACTTCTATGCTTCCGATGCTTCACTGCAAACGCCTGACAACTTTAAAACGTGGATTTCCGTGTATTACAACCTTGGATATAGAATCTTCCACTTCGACCACCTCCACGAGCTTTTTGGGGCAAATGACAACGCTAAGAACCAAACTGTAACAGAACAGTGGGCCAAAGTTTTTCAACAACTATGCAAAGACTACGATGACATTTGGCTTTTTATCTATGCACAGCCCAACGGTGCAGCTGCGAACAAAAGTCTTTTGAGGCGTACCGATATTGCAGGATCAAAGGCAATCACCCAAAAATGTGACTATGTTCTATCCCTCAATCGCACAGTCAATGTTGATGAAAATTTGGGAGTGGTCATTATTGATGATAATGAAAGAAACATACTATTATGGGTGGATAAGTCAAGATATACCGAAAAGTCTCACATTGGTTTCAGAATACATTTTGCTGAGACAGGTAATTTTTATGCAATAGGAGGAAAAGATGTTTGATTCACCAGAAGATATTGAAGAAAAAATAGCTATATATAGCGACCTAAAGTTACTACTACAAAAGATATCAAGAAATGTAAATAATAGTAGAACAATAAGAAACCTAGCAATGGAGGCACTCGATGCAACAAGAAGCGCAGAGCAATTCTATATTGGTCAGAGAGATAAAAAAGAAACGAACACTAGCACTAGACGAAATACTACAGTCACAGAACAGCTTGAAACTTATGAGACAGCTATATAAAAAAGGAGGACACTATGAACGACAGCAAATACTTAAAAACGCCCAAATTGTCAAAGAACAGATTAAACGAAAAACAACCCAATACAAAATCCATTGCAAAGAGAGACTTGAGGAACATGGCAAAGCTGTGGTCGAAGCACTTTTCTAGCAAGCATCCTGAATCACCAACAGACTACACAAAATGGCTACTACGTTAATTGTTAATTGACAATATTTATTGATGATATATACTCATACTATGGCAAAAACAAAACTCTATGACTTGGTAAAAATGGTACTTGAAGAACAGCCAATAACCAGGGCAAGCGATAAATACTTAATTGTTGAGGTGTTATGGTATTTTAGGGTTACTCTTTTAGATGATATACTTAAAAAGTCAGTACCTAGTTTTGAGACTATAACTAGAGCTAGGAGAAAAATACAACAACTCCATCCAGAGTTGTAGACAGATAACATTTTGGTACAAAAGAAACGCAAAAACAAGATGGCTACTAAAGGCGCATTTATTTACAAGGAGACAGTATAATGGACTTCATTTTCTGGATACTCACAGCACTTATATTCTATTTTCTAGGAGCGTATAGGGGTCAAGAAAAAAAGATGATTGATGAAGCCAGAAAAGTAATAACAAGACAAAAAGTCAAGGCTGGTATTATACCATACCCAACCCCACAAGAGATGAAATTCAGAGGCAGTGAAGAAGAAAAAATTGAGGCAGAATGGGATAAGAATTTTCAAGGTAAAATATGAAATGCGACTCTCACTATCCAATCATAGGCAACTGGGACGTTATTCAAGAGGACGGTAATAGTACTACCTATCAATGCCCTAGGTGTAAAGAAACCTACACGGTAGCCACTCACCATGGCCCCCTAGACATGGTACCAGATGAAATGAAAGAAGCTCGCAAGCAGTACGCCGATGAACAAGTACAGCCATACAGACAAGGACAGCTATCGAGGGAGTTTGTAAACCTACACCCCGATAAGGTCAAAGGTATGGTAAAATCAGGTATTGTCACAAAACAACAAGTAAAACAATCAAAGCACGTTTGGAAAAACGACTTGAAAGGATTAAGTGCAAGAGCAACAAGTTAGATATAACATGGGCCACTTAAATGATTACGTTACACTCCATGTATTACTTACAGGAGAGAAACCAAAAGTGATTCAACTCACCCCTGATTTTTACACATGGTACATCCAAGAAACCAACAGAATAGCAGACACCCTCAATCTTAACCTAGGATACAAAAACAACGAAATGCTATTTAACGGTATTCCTATCGAGAAGAAGGTAAAAATAGTAACAAAGTAACTGGCAATCTACAGGCCAATTATGGCAAAGACTAGCACATCATTTACTAAAGACGATCCAAGAATAAACAGAAACGGTAGACCACCAAAACCATGGACTATGGAGGGCTTGATCAGAGAAGCAGCAGAAGAAGAAAACGAGAGTGGTATTCCAAAGAAAAAACTAATAGCAAATAAACTCACTGAGTTGGCAGCAGCAGGTGACATCACTGCAATCAAAGAGGTAAACAACAGACTTGATGGAATGCCAGTACAGAAAAACATATTAGCTGGTGATGAAGAAAACCCAATCCAGCTTGACGTTACAAGCATGATAGCAAAGGTATATGGCAATGACTCCACTGGAGAAGTGCATACGGACAGCTAAACTGGCTGGTGTACCCAGTGACCAGGTAAGCAGGTTTATAAATGCAAAATACATCCCACTTCCCTGGCAATGGCAGTTTCACGCAGATGCACGTCACGCTGATGAAACCAATGGCCCAGTAGACATTGGCCTAGGTGGAGCAAGAGGCCCAGGTAAGAGCCACGCAGTATTATCTCAAGCGGCAATTGATGACTGTAAAAGAGTAGCTAACCTCAAGGGTTTATTCTTACGTCAGACTGGACTAGCAGCAAAAGAATCATTTGATGATCTTGTTTCCAAGGTGTTATTCGGGCATGTACCATACACCAAAACAGGCTCTGTACTCAAGGTTGGTGATAATGGTCGTATAGTCTTGGGTGGCTTCAAAGATCAAAACGACATTGACAAGTACATTGGTATTGAGTATGACTTCATCATAGTTGAGGAACTTAATCAGCTCACCAAGGATAAATACGAGAAATTAAGAGGTTCTTTGCGCACATCAAAGCCCAATTGGCGGCCACGAATGTACACATCTTTCAATCCAGGTGGCATTGGCCATGAGTTTGTACGCTCAAGATATGTCATCCCTCAAAGAGAAAATAGAGAGCGAGACACCAGGTTTATTGGCTCAAACTACAGATCAAACCCTCACTTAAACAAAGAGTATATCGAATATCTTGAAGCACTCACTGGTGATCTGGGTATGGCATGGAGAGAGGGCGACTGGGATAGATTCGCAGGTCAAGTATTCAGTGAGTTTTCATACGATAGACACACAATAAAGCCATTTATACCTAGAGTTGGTGACACCTATATGTCAATTGACTGGGGATACAGTGAGAAGAGTGCATTTGCAGCATATTTACATAAAGTAGTGCAGATGAAAACAGAGGATGGCCAGAACTTCACCAGAGTAATTACATTCAAAGAGTGGTATGGCAGCCAAGTAAATCCAGAGGACTGGGCCGAGAGAATATACAATGATTGTATTGTAATGGGAGTCAAGCCCAATAAGGCGATAGTTGATGGTGCAATGCTTGATAAGCTACAAGACGGCAGTGTGGGTATTGGTAAGACCATGATGAAGAAATGGAAAGAGCTAAACAAAGATGTTGAGTGGTGTCCTATGGTAGCAGCTAATAAAAACAGAATAGGTCGAGTTGCAGTTGTCCACAATTGGCTATCTTCACCAAAATATGTGGATAAACTAGGCAGAGAGAAGAGTGATCTTCCCTATTGGCTCATCACACAAAACTGTCCTAACTTGATACGCACACTCCCGCTTCTTACCTATGATGAACACAGGGTGGATGATGTAGACTGCTTCATAGCTGGAACAATGATTAAAACAATCCATGGAAATAAACCCATAGAGCTAATCAAAAATGGCGACATGATTTTAACTCCCATAGGTTATCGTGAAGCGTATATATGTGGAGAACCAAAGAAAAGCACAATTACTACTATTAAACTCTCTAATGGGAAGGAGCTAACTGGTACCTCTTACCACAAAGTATATATTAGGGATAAAGGTCTTGTTGAGTTGCAAAACCTCAAGATGTTTGATATACTAGAGGAATGGAACACAACCAACCTATCAAAGAAATTATTTACAAAGGTCTTAAATATAGACGCTACGCTAACAGACGCTATTATCAACCTGAAACAAAATACATTAAACAAGGATATCCAGCACTTCACCGTCAGGTATGGATTGATAATAATGGCCAGATTCCTGATAATAACCATGTCCATCATATTGACCACAATACGGACAATAACAATCTTAAAAATCTTGCCATCATTGATAAAAAAGAACACGCTAAACTTCACTACCACGAAAGAATTGACCTCAAGGGAAAACTTGAGAAATGGAGAAACTCAAAAGAAGGAAAAAGCACTCTTAAAGAGAACGCTTATAAAATGCTTGACAGAAATCCTGTCAGGAAATTATCGTGCGTTTATTGTGGAAAACATTTTAGGACAAAACACCAGACAAAAAGGTACTGCAGCGAAAAGTGCCAAACACTCAATTACAGCAAGAATCATACAATATTTTGTCAAATATGCGGGAAGCCATTTGTATTCAAGAGAAAAGAGAACGCACAGACCTGTTCATATAGTTGCGGTTGGGAACTCAGGAGAAGAAATAGTTTATAGACTGAGGGTAAAACAGGCTCACTTGTATTATGCTAATGGTATACTGTGTACTAACACATCACTAGAGGATCATGCATATGACTCGGTGGGTTACTTCTTATACAAGGTCAAATTCACCGCTGTCAAAGCTGGTACTCACTCATACCACATCAAATCACCCACTGTACAACTACAGTATAATGCTAGTAACCAACAATTAGCGTTTGATCCGAAAGAGTTTGCCAATAGATTCTAGTTATTTGATCCTATATACAATATAAAAAGGATTGACAGTAAACCAAGTTGAGCAACTTTGCTCATGCACTGGAGCAGAAAACAGAGAATCTTATAATATGCCAACAGCACCATCCGCACTATTAAGGTCAATTGGAAGAAAACCGAAGGGCATACTAGTATGGCTCACTTATTCAGACACTATATCTCAGTTCAATTGCATTCATTGCAAACGGTCTTTATTCAGAACACAACAAAGAGTAGTAGCAATTATGGTAGGAGAAGGAATACAGGAACCATTTTTCACTTGCCCGATTAGCATTGAGTGCGGTAAGTGCGGTACAATTTACCATGTGCAGGGATTCAGTGAATAGTGATATACTACATATGGATTCTTATTATTCCAGCCTTTGAGCTGGTTTTTTTATAATCTTATGCCACTAAACTCACTCGACACCCAAGCAATTAAACTTCAAGATTCTCTAGTGCAAGAGGCAAGCCCACTCACGCTTAACCTTGAAGATGACGAATTTGTAGAGGTAATTGATCAGAGAATAGCTGACTCAGTTTCTTACTACAAAAAAAAGAATCTATATGCACGACAAGAGAAAAACGTAGCATATTACATGGGCCAACAGTTCAAGCCAGAAGATATACCAAACTACGAACTACCCTACCTTGAAAACGTCATATATGAGGGCATACGCAGAATCAAGCCTATTGCAGCATCAAGACTCCCCGATCTTACCGTGAAGCCTGGAAACACAGATCCAGAAGCAAAGAAGAACGCCAACACTCTCACTGATCTTTTTAATACTGACATGAAGCGCAGAGAGAATAGAAAACTGCTTGGCATGGCTCATGTCCACGAACAACTCTATTTTTACGCTTGTATTAAAGGCAGGTGGAATACTGAAATAGGATCTGATGGTAACTATCAGTTTATAAACGTACACCCCACCAACATAGTTTGGGATCATACCTGCAAGACCAATAGTGCAGATGATATGGCATTCGTAGCTGAAAATGCAGAGCTGACAGTCAAGCAAATCTGTATGATGTTCCCTAAAAAGGAAGAAGAGTTTTTAACATATCTCGGCCTAACTCCAGAAAAAAGAACAGAAAAAGCAATGGCCTCTACATACAAGATATGGGAAGTCTGGTTTCACTGGTACAAGAAAACAGGTGATAAATGGGAAAAGATAAATGCAGTCGTATGGAAGTATGGCTCCTTTGTACTCGGTAAAATGCGCAACCCATACTTTGACTGGGAGGGTAAGCCACACATCTTTGATAAGTCAATGAAAGAAAAAGGATTGCCCACTGAGGAGGACTTACAAAGAATACTTTTTGGTGATGCAGAGGAAGATCAAGCCAACAAAGTGTACTACAACTATTTCAAGAACGCACAAAAACCATACTTCTTTATGGTCTATGAGCCACTCGGTCTTGACCCAATTGACGCAACCAATAGAGTTGAGCAGATACTTTACTTCCAGGATCATATCAACAGAGAAGGCCAGCAAATTACTGGCATGAATGCAAGATCAGCTGGTAAGCCAGTGTTTAATGCTGATGCACTCGATAAGGGTACGGTTGAGAAAATAGATTGGAACAACTACAAGCAAGCAATCAGTGTCAATGGTGATGACATTGGTAAGACATTTACTCACGTTTCAATGCCTGCAGCTCCAGCACAGCTCTATCAAAGCAAGCAACAAGACAGGTCAATTGCATTTGAGATGCTTGGTGTGAACGCCACAACCAGAGGCGTACAAGAGAGTGGTGATCAAACACTTGGTGAAGCGCAGATGTTTAGGGAAGCAGACTACGGATTCATTGATGATCTAGTTGAAGAAACAATCAACGAAGCAGCAGAGTGGATGGCTCAATGGGCCATGCAGTTTATACGTCTCTTCTACACAAAGAATCACTTTATTGATGCAGTCGGAAAAGATGGCGAAGCTCTCTATCTAACAGTCAATCAAGATCTGGTTCAAGATGGTATGAGCGTAGTTGTATCAGCAAGTGGTGTTGATAAACTCATGCGCAAACGATTAGCAATGGAAAACATGAAACTGGGAGTGGGCGACATACTCTCATATTATGAGGATACTGAACAATCAAACCCCAAAGAACGAGCATACAAAGCGTTCTTGTTCAAAGCATCACCCATGCAGTACTATCAAGAGTTTTTAGCTCCACAAGGTGTACAACCAGGAGTACCAGGGCCAGTACAAGTGCCGCAACCAGGTGTAGAGCAACCAATGCCGCCCCAAGCTATGCCACCAGAGGCAATGCCAATGGGTGGAGGTAGTATGGATAGCGACCCACTCGGCTTATTCAAATGACAATACAGGATCTTGGACAGAAGGTCAAAGATAAATACCAGCAGTATGTGCAGTACCCAGTAGAAGAACTGGGACGTAAAGTCATTGAAAAATACCCAGAATACAAAAGAAAACTAGATCAATCCATTCAGGTAATGAATGATATAGGTGAGAGATATGGCCAACAAGAGAAGATGGGTTACTTATTAACTGGCGGTTCTGGTAATGTAGCTGGTAAGGTAAAAGACTTCTTACAAGCAAAGAACCTACCAGGGCAGACTTTGGCCCAGACATTCTCCAACTTGAGAACAAGTGATCCACAATATCAAACAAACGTAAAAATGAGCATGGGCGCACCAATAAGTGAGACAGAGAAGCAAGGCACTAGAGATTCAGCACTTCAATTCGCAGTTGGTACAACAGAACCACTCAACATGCCAGGATTTAAAGGATTGAATTCGGCAATTGGTAGTAAGTTCTCATATAAGAAGGCTAATAATATCTCGAAAGAACACTCACTCATAGAAGAAAAATTCGGTCAGTATCTTGAAAAAAACATTGATGAAGCAAAGAAAATATACAGGGAAAAGTTCGGTAATGTGATAAACACTGATAACGCCAGAGAACTATCAGAGGACTATGTAAAAGATAGGGAAAGACTATCAGCAGCTGTACATGAGCCGTCAAGTAGCTTGGCAAAAGAAATATACAAAGATATCCTCAATGAAAAAGTTGCACCAGGTAAAACAAAAAACATTCTTTTCACAGCTGGTGGCACTGGAGCTGGTAAGACAAGTGCTATTCGCGATGCTAACTTGGGTGAAAAATCTCATGCTATATATGACTCAAACATGGCTACTCTGGGATCAACTGTAAAAAAGATAGATGACACAATAAAATCTGGATTTACTGTTGATTTTACCCTAGTATTAAGAGATCCTATTGATTCTTTTGTTAATGGAGCAGTTCCAAGGTCTATTCGTATGGGAAGGACAGTACCTATTGAACAGCATATCAATACTCATGTGGGAAGTCTCGATGTATTTAAGGAATTAAAGAAGCTATACGCAGATAATAAGAAGATAAAATTCAAGGTAATAGAAAACAACTTTGGCAGAGATGGCGCAGTATTGAGGCCCATTGATTTTGTGAACGATATAGTATATAATAAAAAGGATATAGCTAACTCAGTATCGAGTGAGTTAGAGAGATTGTATGCAGATAACAAAATCACCAAAAACCTCTATGAAGGCTTCAAAGGCCACACAGGAGACTGAGTTACAGAGGGCAGATAGACTCAACGCAGAAAAACTAGAGAGTGACCCAGAGAGCCTAGAAATTGCTCAAATAATGCTTGAGAACCTCAAAAGAAACATACTCAAAGATTCCCAATAGTACCCTAGTCTACTGACTTATTCCTGCCACTTTCGGTGGTTATTTTACTTGTTGACAATATACATACTATATCGTATACTACAGTTAGAAATGAGAAACAAACAACAAACCAAAATTAAACTTCAAAGACTACTCCAGGAGACACACTCTCACACCAACGACAAACACCAGACAGAGCTTCACTACCAACTAGCACAAGTAATAGCACAGTATAAAAACTACCGAAAGGAGACAAAATGACAATCCACAAAGACAAAGGGGACGGAAACGCAAAGTGTGGGGCTACACGATGGAGAGGTGGCGCACCTTGGGTAGACAGCGCATTCACCAGAAAACTGGGATACACAGCAAACTGCAAGAGATGCCTAGGTACGGTCAAGCGCACTACAGCACCAGCAGTGATTATGGAAAACATGATTGGAAAGATATTCCACACTTCATGGGGATACGACATGACCATCAATGAGTATGCCAAAGTGATCAAACAATCACCAAAAAGCATCTTATTACAAGAGTGCTACCGAGCGGTCAGTGATGACAACGGCATGGGCAACGGCAGAGCGACCACAGACGGAGAACTAAAGCCAAATGGTGAGCAGTTCAGACTCTTCAAAAAGACAACTGCTTATGGGTACAGATGGTCAGGTGGCGGGCAATGCAGATACTGGTCAGAATGGGACGGCAGATCAAGCTACCACAACACTTGGGACTAACACAAAAACCAAATCGCCAACTTGCAATAGTTGGCTTTTGGTATATACTATGACGTATGTACACAACAAGACAAGCAGCTGAACTACTGGGATACGCAAGTGATGCGGTTATCAGACTCATGATTATAAAGAAAAAGATCAAGGCTGAGAAGTTTGGTCATGTCTGGATGATAGACAAAAAAGAGCTTGATAAAATTAAAAGATAGTTGTGGTACAATACATGTATGGCTGACGAACAACTTGATTCACAAGAAATTGCAAAACAGGCAGAAGCTATCGCTTCCAAAAAAGTAGAAGAACTCCAACAAAACTTAATCAAATCTTTAACTGGTGAAAAATCCAGATACGGTGAAACTGGCCCTGGCTCATGGGATAAGCTACATGATGATATTGTGGGTGAAGCTGTACCCAAGGCAGTTGAAGAAGCAGAGAAGAGAATACTATCAAAAATCAACGCAGATAAAAAAGCTGATGAAGATAGACGAAACCTCACACTCCAACAACAACAAGAACAAACAAAGCAAGAGTGGCAAGATCTTACCTCACAATGGAGAGAAGCAGTCAGTGATGGCTTACTCCCTCCAATCTCCGCAGGTGTACAGGAGAAACTAGACAAGGGTGTTGTTTACTCAGCACTCAGCCCAGAAGAACAACAGGATGCAGGGCTTATCGCTTATAACAGAGCAGTACAATTACATCTTGAAAAGAGAAAAGCTGGACAGTCAAGCTCTCTATATAGAACAGTGCAGAAGTATTACAACCAACAACCAGAGGGTATGAATGCTCCAGTGTTCGGTGGTTCAACAGCAGCACAACCTCAAAAAGAAACATACACTTATGAAGAGTTACACGCTGGAACTAAAAAGACATTCCGTAATAGGTTCAGGTAGTTGACTCGCTAGAAATTGTGATACAATAGCAACATAGGATTAACATTCCACCCCAAAAGGGTGGTTTTTTTGTATCTAATTTAATAAAGGACATTTATGGCAGCAGCAAATGGATTCGCAGGTGGAGACGGTATCGCTTATGGCGCACGTGTTGGTCACTTTAACTATGAGAAAGAATTAGCACAAGTAATTGATGTTGTTCTTAACTCTACCACACTGGCTTCAAGAGCTTTATATAACGCCGAAAACTTTAACAGAGCAACTCTGTTGAAAACCCTCAAAGTAGGTCGCAGAACTCAAGGTCAATGGGTGTCTGGTTTAGAGCCTTTGAATGCAAGTGCCGATAACGTCACCATTCAAATGCAATTCAACCGCACTCTGTACGCTGCTCCTAAAGTGAGCATCTTGGCAGAGGCATTTGCACGTCAATATGACAGTGCAATTGACTTTGATCAATTCGAGTATGAAGATGTGATTGATGAAGTGGTACAAGACCTCTCAGCAGCTATCGTATCAGGAACTGGAACTGGCGCACAACCAATCTCTCTTGATGTGATCTGTGATGATGGTACAAACTACTCAACAATTGGTGGTGTGAGTCGCTCAACTTATACCTCACTCGCTGGTACAAACACCAACTTCTCAGGAACTGGCTCTCTCTCAAAATTGGCAACCATGTACAGTGCAATCAGTGACACTGGCCCAAATGAGACTCCTACTGTCATTGGTACAACGTTTAGTGTGTTTGACCTCATTGAGAGTCTTTACACTCCAACCGTTCGCCATGAATATGGATTCTTGCCAGTTGGTGGAAAATACCCAGTTGCTCACAAAGCAGATGGTATGGGTAACGGATTCCAAACCCTTGACTGGAGAGGTATTCCAATCCTTCGAGATAAGGCAATCGCCACAGGTGTTGGATACATGCTCAATGAAAACTACGTTTGCTGGTACGGTGATGACAAAGCTCCCGCAAAGTATGCACAATACTTGCAGAAGATTAGTCTTGGAACTGGTGGGGTGAAAGAAGGACAGAGTGCAGATATGCGACCTTCTGACTTCCACGGATTCTTCTACCAAAAAGATCAGATGATGCCAAATCAGGGCGGTATGCTCGGACGTGTATGGCTCTCTGGACAATTGGTCAGCTTCCAACCACGCAGACAAGGTAGATTCTACGGATTCACAGGAGTTTAATAGCTAACCAATAAAAAGGAGATTTATGGCAAGTATTACAGGAACAAAAATAATCGCAGAATCTGATGTCTACGCAGTACACAGTGTGCTACCTAGTGGATACTCAATCGGTGATCTAGCATTCGGAGCAAACGGAAAAGCATTCCGCTTGGCAATGGCTGGAGAAACACTGGTTGTGGGTGACATTTATCAAGGTTCAGTTATCGACACGCAATTCAATGAAATGGCTGTCTTAACTGGTCCCCTTGGTTCAAAAGTCGCTACTATCACTAATGGTACTACCGCAGTGACCGCTAATCAATTTGATGGTGGTACAGTAGTTGTAGCAGTAACCCCAGACATTGGTAGTGAATACACCATTGTTGGCCACTCCACCGCTGCTAACGGTGCTACTCTCACACTGCAATTGGATAGACCTATTCGCACAGCTTGGACTACTTCAACAAAGGTGACTTTGCGCAGAAGCCCATATAGTGGTGTGATTAAAGCAGCTACCACTTTGACAGCAAGTGTTGCAGGTGTCGCTCTCGTAGCGGCAACCTCTGGTCAATACACATGGTTACAGACCAAAGGTGTTGCAGCAGTCTATTCAGACTCTTCAACATTCGGTGCTGGATCAGATGTGGGATGCCCAGGAGCAGCAGCTGGACAGATTGGTGTGAACGTAGCAGGTACAGGTAAATGTAATACAGTGGGTCGAGCTATGCAAGCTAACTCATCTGGTAAACCAGTTCCTGTGTTCTTGTTACTCGATTAAGTTTTTACTCTGGCCCCCGCTCAGGGCCAGGGATAAGAACTCAATACAAACGCCCTTGACCTGGCTAGACCAGAGAGGGAACAATACAAAGGAATACTATGTCAGTTTTACTTGAAGAACATCTTCCAGTTGTTAAATTTAATGGTTTAAACACAGATAAGGCAGTTGCCCTTGGCTCAACTCTCGCAGTAACAGGTGCAATTACTGCCACAGGCGGTGTAGTTGGCGCAGTAACTGGAGCAGTAACTGGTGATGTGACAGGAAATGTAGTCGGAGGAGTTAGAGCCCCAGTAACTGAGGGTACAACGGCTACCTACGCCCTTGCGACAACTGATTCTGGTCGTACCTATGTGGCAACAAGAACAAGCTCAACACAAACCTATACCCTTCCAGCAGTTGCAACCGCAGGCGTAACGTTCACGTTTATCTGTGGTCATGCAGATGGCGAGATCTTGGTCACCCCCCAAGCAAGTGAGGCAATTGTTATCACATCATTTGCAGCAGTTGGCGCAGATGCAGATACTGGCATCGTAGCTCCAGCAGCTGGCACTGGTGTTAAGAACACAGCAGCTACTAATGCAATTGGGGATTCTTTAACCCTGGTCTCCTCTGGAACCAAGTGGTTTAGTGTGGGTATAACATCGGGCATCTGGGCTTCACAATGATCTGATCTTCTCTAATAGAGAGGTTTAGCGGGTTATTAAATAAGGAGAAAAATGGCATTTTCACAATCTTTACCTAGAGATGCAAACTTTGTACCAGTATCTAACATGGGCTTTCAAGCGGTAACATCTCAAACGCTCTCTGGTAGTAATACCACTGTGGCAACTCCTTTGTTTCGTTTAACTGGTACTGTCCTCATCCTTGGTATGTATGGGATTGTGACTACTGATCTTGGATCAAACCACACAGCAGCTCACTACCGCATCAATGATCAAACAGCACAGGTGGCTCTCACATTAGCTACTGGTACAACTCTTTCAAGTCTCAAAGCTGGCTCAATGATCATCAAAAAGGGATTAGTCGCAGCAGCACTCACTGCGGTAACAAACGCAGCTGGTGCAATTAGTGAACCAACTACTCTGCAAACGAGTATATTCACCCCAGTCACTATTACAAAGAAAACTGCAGCAGTAACTGATATTGAGTATGTATACACAACGAGTAGCACACCAACATCTGGTGTTATTCAGCACTATGTGTACTACTTCCCACTCTCAGCAGATGGTGCGCTAACAGTGATATAATACACTCATGGATACAGAGCAGATTGAAGAGCAGGCTGCAAACGAGCCAGATATTTATATTTTTAACCCCACAAGTGATGACTTCACACATACCTATGATGTTTCTGGTACTGGTTCACCAGTGCCATTCACCATTGGTTCACGTGAAAGTATCAAACTACCCAAAAGAATAGCTGATCATCTAGCCAAACACCTACGCAATAGGATTGTAGGTAAAATGCCAGGAGTTATTACAGATACTATTGTTGAAGAGGTAAACAAGACCATCTATCTATGAACAAAGCCCAAATTGACCAGCTACAAGTGCTTGCTACTAATATCTTGACTGAAATTCAGACTGAAACAAACGAATTAGCAGCATTACGCAGACAATTGGAGCAAGATCAGGCCGAGGTGGTACGCAAAAGCAGTGATATATCCCAAAGACAAAAACAACTACTGGAACAAGTAGCATCAATACGCTCTGAACGTGAAGCAAATGAATCAGCACTAAAGAGTGCCGAAAAAGTAAAAGAGCTTAACTTGGCTGAGAGTATACGACTAGAAAATCTGAAAGAATCACTTACGACTAGAGAGAATGATATTGTATTAAAGGAAAATATAATCAAACCACAACTGGCACTTGTTGAGGACTTAAAAGCAAAGCAAAAACAGATACTTGATGAGTGGGAAGCGATAGACAGACAAAAATCACTCTTTGATGAAAAGGAAAAAGTGCTTGAAATAAAGACAAACCAATTATCCCAAAAAGAAGAACGCTACAAGCGCATCTATGGCGATTTATAGTTGTGATACAATACATATATGAACTTAAAATCTCTCTCAAAAAAAGAAGAATTCAAAGAAGAAGAGCAGATGGTCAGTGAAGAATTACCAGTCATAGAAAAATTAACCGCATCCCAAATGGTGCAAAAATTCCTCAAAGACAACAACATTACTCAAAAGATAACCATACTCAAACCAGACCAATCAAGCTGGGTTGGTGATGGGTTTGTATTGACCGATCAGCCATTACTAAAAGTAACATACGAATATATAAATTAGGAGGTTACCTTGCCACTAGATCTTAATGTCATACCAGAATCATCACGCTCAAAAGAGGCTATGGCTATTCACAAAGAGTTGTACATGAGGACTATGGACACATGGAGAGTACACAATCCCACTGACAAGGATTTTGTTGTGTATAACGATAGAATGATCTCAAATGAAAAGTGGGTGGTACCCAATCAAAACAAAGACATTGGCAAGGGAAAAGGCAATCAGGACGTACCAGCGTTTGTGATGCGCAGATACTTAAATAAGATGGGTATTGAGTTACTGAATGACAAGATCAAAAAGGATTGGGACGAAAGAAAACAACAATTCAGATTAGAAGAGCGTGGCAAGTTTGAAGAGACACTTGCATTGAAAACCAATGATCCAAAGCTGTGGGATGAAATAACACCACTACTGGTTGTCAAGATGGTGCAGAGATACGGTGGCGATGATATATTTGAAGAGGAACCAATCCAAGAGCAAAGAGACTCAACACTTTCAGAGGGTGAACAAGCACTCGCACGTCTCGGACTTGAGAAAAAAGAGTTTGAAGATCTGGAAGATAGTAAGAATGAACTAATGGATCAAATATCATGAAACTATATCAATTTTTAGATCAACTGTTTAACTTCCGTATTTTGAGGAATGATGACATACCACTGTACTTAAAGAGGATGTCTCAACTAGGTAAATTTGATCAGCCCAAACAAGTCATGCTTATTACTGAGCTAACAAGGAGAGTAGCAGCATTAGAGGAAAGACAAGAGCTTACTGTGTTTGAAGAAAAACCAAGCACATTACCAGTCGCAGAGACTAGCCCACTCATAACAGATCTTGAAAAAGAGCCATCTTGGAATGAACTACAACAAAAAGCAAAAGAGCTTGGTGTTTTCAAGATAGGAATGAAAAAAGAAGAAGTAAAATCAGCCATTAAGTCAGCACAGTAAACGTGGTACAATAAAAAAGGATTTATATTCCAGCTCAAGGGCTGGAATTTTTTTGTATCTTATGCCAACATACCCGACCAATTATACCGACCAAACGACCTATGCAACCAACTACGCAGATACGGTAACAAACGCAACTGGCTGGGGAAGTGATGATATATCAGCTGGTATTAGATACCTTGAGGATGGAACAACTAGGTTATTAGAGGACGGTATAACTAGAATACTGGAGCTGACCCTTATACACATCTGCCGCTGCCGACGACTACTTACGTTGAGGTCACGCG